GCGCGCTGCCGTGGCTGCCGGCCTCAATCTGCTTTTCCGTCGCCTCGCGCAGGGTGTTCTCCAACGCTTCCAGCTGGCTGCGGGTCTTGTGCTTGAACGTGAACGTCAGCACGCCATCTTCTGCGCCGGCGCGCGGGATTGTGACGTCTTTTTTAAACGTCGAATTTGGGACCAGGGTAAATTTTGCTGTCATGTCGGAACCTGCGAAAAAATGGGGCTTGCGCCCCGAGGGTTAAAATTACTTGTCCTTGTAGAACGTCATGGTGCGGGACTGTACCGCGATCGATACCTGCACCGTTTCCACCTGGTTCACGGCCGTTGCCGGCTGTGGGTCAAAGGATGGAGTGCCGGACCAGTAGCGGGTTTCTTTCGCCGTCGGCACGTACATGTAAAACGGCAAAATGTCGCCAACGCGATCGGCAGCGGTCAGGACGTCATAAATCGGCAGCGTTGAATCGTGCGCAAAGGTAAACGTCTGGGTCTTGGCTGCCTTGTACGTCGCCAGGTTGCGCTGGCGGTCGTCCTCAAGGAACTGGATCTGCACGTACTGCTGATCGCCACCAGACGCCCCAACTTCAGTAATTTGTGGGATCTGCGTCCATTCGGTGATTTTGATAAGCGCGCCGGCGCCGCCGCCCGCCGGGAAAAATTTGGTATTCGACGTGTCCAGAGCGCCGATCGTCACCGCCGTTGCCGTCGCCGCTGTCACTTTGGCGACCAGGTTGTCGATGTTTCCCCAGCCTGATTTGATGAGCACAATGTCATCGGCGGCCAGTGTGCCATTTGCCACGGTAAACACCGCGCCCTTGGCGTTACTAACCGCTGACGTTGGCAGCGCTGCCGCCATCTTGGAACCAGCGAAAACCGTGGCGCCGTTTGGTAATGCAAATGCCATAGTGGATTCTCCAATTTTGGGCATAAAAAAACCGCCGCGGCGGTCAGTGTGTGATGAGGTGAGCGCGATAGCTCATGCTGACGGGGATGGAATAGCGGGTGTCCGACGTGATGCCACGGTAAACCGTCGGCGGCGTGCTGATGTAGCAGGTGAGCCCCCCATCGCTGAGCGCCAGGCCAACAGGGAACAACGCGGCCACCTCATCGGCCAGCGCGCGGGCGCCACTGACGCCGTCGCCGGCCTTCGCCACGACGTTGATCTGCCAAACGCCCGGCAGCACCTGCAGCTTTTCAGCCAGGTCGATCGTCGTCGTCGTCGCAGGCATCGCGTAGGCCTGAAGATAGAGCGTATCCGGCGGGTTTTCCGCGATGTTGTCCCACACCACGGGCACGCCTTTAGCATCGGCCCATTCACCCAGGCGCGCTTCGAGCAGTTCGGCTACTCGGGTATGACTCACGACTTCACCTCCGATACGGCTGCCTGGAAATGGCGCTGGAAATCAGCAGCGGTGATCCGCACCATGCCGCCCGGCGCCTGCGACGAGTGGCCAAACTCCAGCGGGTAGGCATAAGGAACGTTATTGGTGAAGTACACCGCCTGCATGCCGACACGAAAACGCTCGATCACCAGCGTGCCGGCGGTCAGCGTTTTACCGCCCGATTTATCCACCTGGCCGGTTTCACCCTGCGGCGCCGCATCCAGCCCCACCTGCCAGTTGCCGCGGAATCGGCCGCCGGTATATCCGGCCGGTGCCTTGATATCCATGCTGTCGGATATCCTAGCGCGCTTTTTCAGGCGTCCGGTCGGCGTCAGATTGCCTGGGTCGTTGCGCTGCACCTCGTTGTGCTCTGAAACCGCATCGTTATAGGCTTTGGCGGTAGCGTTCACCTCCCACAATTCGGGATTGCCGACGGGCGACATCTGAACCAGTTGCGTGAGGATGCGGATCCCCGTTGCGCGGACTACCTGCGCCTGATTGGCCTTTGCCTTGTCCACGAAGGCGGTGATCGCCTGCATGAACGCGTCGTTTTCTGCCATGTCATGCCCTCAGCTGTGCGCGGTAGCAGATCAGCATCGCTGCCGGCTTAACCGGATGCGGATGAACCACGCGATATTTTTTCCCGTCGATCTCAATGCGGTCGTCGATACGGATTTCCGTCTGGTAGGTTGCCACCAACAGCACGTCGCCGTTCTGAATCAGCGTGCCGTCAATTTCCCCCAGCTTGTATTCCGTCACAACGCCGATCACGTCCGCCTTTTCGTCGGGTAATCGCACCTCTTTCCCGTTTACCCGCGTCACTTTCCCGCCACGGGTGAGCACGCGCTTTTGCCCGTTCTCGGTAAGCAACCGTGTGGCGGTGGCGCGCATCCGGGTATAGTTGATTGCCATGTCAGCCCCGCATTACGTCAAAATTAATGCCGCCGCCCCCGCCGAGCAGCCCATTAAGCAGGCCAGCCAACCACGAGAAGTACGGCGGGTTTCCGCTAGAGCCCTCGGCGTACTGCACCGCCACAGCGCCGGAGACGCTTTCCGCTACCACTTCGCCGCCACCGGCAAAGCTAGGCGTCAGGTCGGTTTCCTGCGCTTCTACCGCCAGGCGACACTGTGCCTGGATCAGCTGGCGCGGGATTTTGTCACTGGCCAGCGGTACACCGTCCACAATCACGCCTGAGCGCGGCCACGGCAGCGCCTGGTCCGGCGATGAACGGGAACCACGCCAGCTTTGCCCTGCCAGGTAGTCCATCGCCTGCATCAGCAGCGTTTCGCATTCGCTATCATCGTCCGGCAACGAATAGCCGCGCGTCGTAGCAAAGTCACGCGCATCCCGCACGCTGGCGTAGCTGTTGAAATCCGGCGAAGCGGGATCCGTTATCAGCATGATCACCCCCAATAAAAACGGGGCCGAAGCCCCAAACTATTACGGCGCGGTCACGGTAACCTCGCAGGCTGCGGTTTTTCCGCCGTCCTCCGTGGTCGCTGTGATGGTTGCCGCGCCGGCCGCCACACCGGTAACTTTTCCGTTTTCAACCGTAGCTTTTGCGGCATCAGATGTTGACCAGGTGATCCCTTTGTTCGTGGCGTCTTCCGGCGCCACGGTTGCCGTCAGCGTTTCATTCGCGCCGACGGCCAGAGAGGTCGAGGTCTTGTTAAGCGTCACACCTGATACCGCTATTACTTTGCGGCTTTCTCCCCGAAGGTCACCATAACGCCAGCGGTATCCTTGTTACTGGTGCGCACCTTGTTCCAGTTTGCGCCGGTGGTCAGTTGTGCGTCCGTTGGCGACTTGAGGTTATCGTTTTTCCACTGATAGCCTTTCAGCCCGATAGTGAAATCGTACTCGCCCTGCATCAGGGCTTTTAGGTTTTCGTTACCCAGAACGTCCTGCGCTTTCATGATCAGCGGCGTGGTCTGTACTGCCGCGGCGGCAGAGGTCAAGCCCAGCACATGCTGCAGGTTGTCATCAGCCAGGGCCGGAATATCGGAAATGATGAAACGGCGACCGAGGCCATCTTGCATCACGTTCACGTTACCGATCTTGAAAAGGCTGTTGGCGTTGGTGAGCGCCTCATCGATGAAGTCGTTGTACGTTGCACCATCCATCACCCAGGCCAACAGTCGGGAGAACGCATCCCCCATTGGTCGGGCGCCTTTGTTCAGGCCGCGCAGTGACGGTTTTACCGCGCTGCCGGCGGCACCGGAGAGATCGGTGATCATTCCGCTGTTGGTGGAAATTGCCGCTTTCAGTGCGCCGCAGGTGGTGTTCAGGTAGTCCTGAATCATCGCCTCAGCCGCCTGTGCTGCAACAACTGCTGCCGCCTCTGAGACGTCTTTCCCCAGGCGCTTCATCATGGTAGGGGTGACGCTGACAGGACCAATACGCCCATCAACTTTCACCATGCGATCCAGCAGCTGGCCCAGCTCATCCGGCGTTAATTTTTTATCCGCGTACGCATTACGGCGCTGTGCGAGACCGCCAATCAACTGCCAGCTGGTTTGTTCGATGAAATCACCGATGTGATCGCCGTTACCCAAAATGAGAGTGCCACCCGAGGCGGCGTTAAACTTCTGCACTTCCTGATCCACCAGCTCAGTCGCGGCGGTAGAAACTTGCTGCTGAAAAATAATGAGGGACATGCGTTACTCCTGATTGTTTTCGATAATTTGTCGTGCACGGCTCACCAGTGAATCTGGGTTGTCGCCATTTCCATTCCCGCCGCCCCCGGCGCCAGGGTTGCCGCCACCGTTACCCCCGGTTCCGCTGGCTTTGCTGCCGATAATCACGCCCTTGAAGGCCGCGTTACCGACGAATTCTTTTTTCAGTTCATCGATGCTGGCCGCGCTCGGCTTGCCGGCACCGTCAAGGATGCGCGTCACGTGCTGACCGTCTTTTTCTTCAATGGCCAGGCGTGATTTGATGTGTGGCAACATCACCGGCGCGGCGTCGCCCGCCAGTTCAGTCGCCAGTTTCTGCGCCACGTTGTCCACCAGCAGGCCATGCAGGCTGGTATTCAGCGACTCGATTTCCGCTTTCGACTTCGCTTCGGCGTCGGCCAGTTTTTGCGCCCAGGATTTTTCCAGCGCTTCTACGTCGCCGTTTTTCTTGGCCTGCTCTTCCGCCGCTTTCTTGGCGTCTTCCTCGGCCTTACGCCGCGCTGCCTGCTCCGTTTTCTTTTCGGTCATCAGCTCGTCGACTTTCTTTTTCAGGCCGTCGAGTTCTGACGTGTCGGGCATGCCTTCGATCTGCACCTGGTAGCCGTCGCCGGACTCTTTATAGAGCGCCTTTTGCACGTCATTCAGCGCGTTGTACTCGTCTTTCGTGATTTTGAATTTCATCATCAACCCCGTTGTGATGTTGCGGCCCCAGGCCGCGGGCATAAAAAAACCGCCGTGTGGCGGTCGCTATAGTCCGGCGTCCGAAAACGCCCGTTCGTCAATTTCTCGCAGCTGCTGCAGGCTGAGCCACTCCCCCTTGTCGGAGAAGAATTCCGCCGGCCGCATGCCGCCGTCACGCATCAGGCGGGCCCGGGTTTCGCCCAACACCTCCACCTGGCGACGGTAGGGCTGCCGCTGCAGCCAATCCCGATAATTGGTTTCCGCCGGCACCTGTCCATCCATACTGGCGCGCGTGCCCGCCGGCATTTCATCGGCATCGATACCCAGGGCTCGCCAAGATTTCACCACCAGCGCTTCAACCGACCGGCAGCAGAAATGGATCCGCCCCGGCCCTGCGCCATAAGGCACCTTGTGGCCGATGGGTTTGTTGTCCAGCGTGTAGCGCAGGCGATCGCGCACGATGCAGGTCGGCGTCGTCTTGTTATCGAGGGTTGCCAGCCATTGCTTGCAGTCGATAACGTCGGCGTTGGCCTGGGTGAATTCCGTGCGCGCTACGGCCGCCATATGGCTGACGGCGGTTTTTATCACGCTGGTTGCATTGGCCCGGCCGGTTTGCAAAACGCCGTCCTGATAATTTCGTGCGCGGGTGCCGCGGATCCGCCGATAAATCTGGTCTGTCGTTTCCCCCTGCAGATAACCCTGACTCACGGCGTTGCTGATGCGCTGTAATCGGTCGCTTTCCAGCTTGTCGGCCCATTCGCTTAGCAAGCGCCCCTGAAACGGCCGCGCCAGCGCTGCGGCATAAACCTGCTGCGGCGTCAGGCTGATAAGCGGGTAACGCTGTTTCACCAGGTCGGGCAGGAGAGAGTCGAACAGGCTGAACTGGAAACCGCCCTCGTACCCGGTAAAATCGCCCAGCTCGTCGCTCAGCGCCCCGTAAAGCCGCTGGTAAACTTGCCGGTTGATATCCCGCACTCCGGCCAGCAGTGAATCAAGGCGGCGAACAGTGAAGCTCTGCGGGTCCAGGTCATCCAGCGCCATCAGCAATTTTGAAGAAAGCTCTGCGTCTGCCTGGTCGAGAATTTTCACCATTCGCCGGGCGACGCCGGTCGAATAGCGAGAGACAAACAGCGCGTGCGCGATCGTCTCATCAAGAAGGCGGCTGTTTATCGTCCTCACGTCCGCCTCCTGTCAGTTCCGGCGCCTGGTTGCGCAGCAAATCCTCCACCTCTTCCGGCGTCATGCTCTGGTCAATCAGGCCGATACTTTGCTGGTAGCGGATGAAGTCGACCAGCAGCATCTGGCCGGACTGCACCATCTGCATCAGTACCGCCAGCGCCGCGGAATCCAGCGCGGAAATTTCATAGCGTTTGTTCAGCTCGATCGTAGCCTCACCACTGCCGGCAAACATCACCGCGAACGCCAGCGCCCGGTTGATGGCCTGCTCCACGTTGCCGACGCACAGGGACAGAATGCTGTTATCGGTCTGTGCCTCGTCCGTGGCCTGCGTTGCGGTACGGGCGGAGGTGTTGCGCTCGACCAGTTTCGCGCCCAGCATAGCCATCTGCTTTTCGCGGCGTTCGGCCACCGTCAGCGGCAGGTTTCGGTCTTCGGCCTGAACGATGCTGATCACGCCGTCTTTTGGCAGTAAAATGCCCTTCGTTGAACCGACTTTGACGCCACTCGATAGATATTTGTCGGCCCATTGCTGATCCAGGCCTCCTACTGCAATTGTTGGCTGCCCGGTGAGGTGCGAAATCTCGGCGATATCCGCTTCCGCCTGGTAGTGCTTAACGTTCACGTTGGCGATATCAGCCAGTGGCGGCGCATCGGGGGTGTGATCGTTGTTGCTCGAGCCAATCCATGACCACGGCAACTCCGTAAGCTGCTTGCCGGCGCTGTCTCTCAGTTCGACCAGCTTTCCCTCCATCATGCCGGCGGCGCTTTGCTGCCAACGGCGGGCGTACGCAAGTCCATTAACCAGGCGCAGCTCGATCCATACCTTTTGCAGCAACAGCTCGAAATTCTGCGGGTCGTCCACGGGTTCTACGTAGTGAACCACCACCAGCGACGTCTTACCGGCGGTCACGCGCCAGTTAATGATTTCTTTGGCGGTGAACAGGCGCAGGATTGGGCGGCCAAGCCGGGCCAGCGTCTGGCTACCGGAGGCGGTGTAGTCCGTCAGAATACCTGCGCGCCCGCGCTGTAGGTTCTGACTGACGCTATCGCGGATCAGCTGCGTGAGAGGTTGCCCCTCGCCGTCAGCGTCCGCCTCCAGTTCCGCAACGCGGCCGGTAAGCGTGATTTTTACCGGCTTGTTGAAGGCGATACCCAACAGGCCGGAGAGCGTCCGCCCGGTCGCATTGATAAATGGCGCCCGCTGCTTATACGCCTTGTAGCGGATATCCTGCGGGTCGTCGTTGACGCTGTCACTGCTGGGGTGCGGCAGGTATTTTTTGCCGCGCTTTTTAATTTTTCGCTCACCATCAACGCAGTCACCGACGAGCTCCCACTCGGGCAGAAACTCGCGGTATGCCGGGTGGCGATAATCGATGTTTTGCGTGGACATCAGTATGCGAATCCTATGTTGAGGTTGGTCACCGGCTTGATGATCGGGAAGGTTTTGTGGATGTAGTAGCCGGCGCCGTCGTTGGGGTGGTCGTTGTCGGATTTTTTATCCGGCTCGCCGGTTTTTTCATCCCATACCTGCTGCTCGAGGCATTCGGTGTAAACCGGGCAGCGTGCCACGTTGACCTTGTAGCGCCGTTCGCCGTTGGCATTACAGAACATTGCATTCATCGCGTTGATGCGGTCTTTAACCGGCGGGTTGGCGTTATCGACTATCACGTTGAAGCCGGCATCCTGCAACTGGGCAATATCCGTTTTGCTGGCGTTGTTCGACTTGCGGGAATCACCGGACGCATCCGGGTAGATGTAAATTTCCCGCACCTTGCGATAATCGGCACCGTCGTAGAGCCAGAAACGCTCCTTGATGATGCGGATCATGTCGGGGGTGTCGTACGCGTTGATGATTTCGTTAACCGCACACGGCAGCCCCAGGCGCAGAACGTGAACGATGCCGGCCATCTTGCCAACGTTGAAATCCATCCCGATATAAAGCGGCTCGCCGGGCTGTTCCACCTCGTCGCAGTTGTTCAAGCGGCGATCGAACTGGTGGTAAATGGTGCCGCTCGTCAGGTTGGTAAACTGCCCGCGCAGGTAGGCTTTAATCAGCTCCGGCGGATAGCTCCCCATCAGCGAAGGAATGTAGTCCGGCGGCAGGTTCTTTTCGTTGTCGAACGTCGACGCCTGCACAAGGCCGTACAGCGTCGCCAGCTCTGGTTTGTCGCGTACCTCTTTGACAAACTGAAGCCAAACGAATTTAAACCCCTCCGGCGTCGTGGTGACGTCGATCCCGTTGCGCAGCCCATCCACCTTGTAACGCATACGCGCGATGATTTTTCGCCAGGCCTTTTGTGCCTTCTCCTTTTTCATCACGTCGAGCTCGTCGATCAGCGCGTTACCGATTTTAAAACCGACGATAGTTTCCGGCTTTTCCATCGAACGGCAGATCGTCGTTCCGCGGTACTGCCGGCCGGCGTAGAAATGCACCTCTTTGTTGCTCTCGTTGATCTGGACGCGCATCCCCCAGTCGTGCGCCACTTCCTCAACCGTCGGGTAAAAAATATCGCGGATCTGCGGATAGGTCGGCGCAAAGTAGCCCTGGTTAATGCGGGGAAACTCCCACATGCCCTTGCAGATACCGCCGCACCCTACCCACGTTTTGCCTGAACCGAACCCGGCCACGTAGGCTTTGAACTTGTGCGGCATCGCCAAAAACCGGGCCTGAGGAATATTAAGCGTCGGCGCTATCATCATCCCTCCTGGCGTCTACCACGTTGATGTTGATCGCCACCGGCTTCGGCGTGTCGTTGTCGTCATCGTCGGCCAGCTCTTTACCGAGCTTTTCGCACTCCAGGCGAGTCTTATCCGTTGCCGCACGGCGAAAATCGGTATCGGCTTCAATTTTTGGCAGCATCGCCTCGCTAATGGCCAGCTGGCTGAAGGTGCGCAAAATCGACTCGATGCGTGCCGTGTTGCGATCCATTGCCTGTTCAGCGCCGCGGATGTTTTCGCGGAGGATTTTTTTTCGCTCTTCGTTTTTTTCATCGCGGAGCGCTTCGCCCCAGCGGCCAATGTTCGCCGCCGCAATCAGGTTGGACGCCTGCACCCGGCGCAGTTCATCCTCCAGCCCCATCGCTTCGGCATCTTCAATCACATCGTCAGGAAGGAGCATCCGCCTGGCATAGCCACCATGTTTCAAAGCAGCCCGGTTGTTTGCACCGAAGGGATTAACAGGCGGGTCTGTGCGTTTGCCACGAATCGGTTTCGTTTTTGGCTCTGGGGCTTCGTCGCCTTCTTGGGTGCTTCCAGATTTGGCGCTACGTCCACCGGTACGCACTTTGGTTTTTTGCGTACCGCTTTTGCGTACCTGCGTACCTTTTTGCGTACCGCTCTTTCCCTTGCGTACCCAGCCATGCTTTTTGGCGCGCTTCCTGATTGCCCCCTCACTGATGCCGTATATCTCTGCCAGGTCGCGGAGAGAAAGTTGACCGGCACAGTAATCGCGCTCGAGGCCGCTTTCTTCCGGTTGTGACATAGCATTCTCCATAAAAAAAGCCATCAGCCTGCCGGTGCGCTGGGTGCGCGGTGGGTGCAGGGTGATGGCTTTGGTTACTGCTCATTACGCAGCGTCAGACTTGGCGCTCTGTGATGGGCAATAAAAAACCCGCTCTAGGCGGGTTTATTTCATGCTACCTCTTGTTTTAGCTCATCAATTTTCTTAATCATCTTTTCGACAGCTGCAATAGACGACTTTGCCTCTATCTCTAAAAACTCTTGGTCTAATTCATAATCTGCTTTTTTTCGTTTCTTTTTCTGCTGACCAAGAACTGCACCCAACTGCATCAGTGACATTTTATCAAAAGGTTCGGCATTTCGGCTCGTACCTTGTGTTAAGTAGCTCAAAACACCATCGTGTGTGGTCGGTGGGCAGTGTTGCAAAATTCCGCAAACTTCATGGTACAAAGAATAATATGACCGTGAAGCTGCGCTCCTAAAAGCCGCTTCACATGGCATGCTTACAAAACCTTTAGCCGCAATTAAGAAATCTCTTCCTTGGATGCTCATATTGTGTGCCCTACATTTTCACGCCCGCGATACCATGCAGACACGTTTTTATCAGAGTATTTTTCGTTCATCGCTAATGCACACGCGATCTCTATGTCCATATCTGATATCAAATCTTCGTTCATGGTAAGGACATCATTGATGATGGCAAGGTCATGATTATCCGAGCTTACATAAAACTCAGTCGCTATCGATAATACACCATGCTTCCTGGCAACATCTGTCACGCTTCGACTTAACTCTTGGAGTTCTCTGCTACTCAGACCACTAAGCGAGGCGAACTTATCAAGAGAGCCAATGTGATGCTTAGCCTCCATTTCCAACCTCCTCACAGTCTTATCATCCGAAGTAAGAGAAATTGCTTTTCTTGTGAAAAAAAGCGATAGCTCACCGTTACCATCAGCATAGGCTGCGTTTCTCGCCCGAATGCAAAGCGGGAAACTGTTATACTCCTTTGCCAACCTTTCAGACTCTTCCCTATACATTTCGAAGTGAAGAATACGTCCCAAGAAAGTTAAGTAATTCCGGGCTACAACATCATCCTTGTAAGAAACTGCATCTTTGAAAAAGGCAATAGCCGTAGGATATTCTTTAACAGCACCATACGCTAAACCGAACAACATCAGCTTAGTCGGCTCATCAGGAATATTCTCGAACTTCTTCAGGTAACGGCGAAAGGTGAGCTGATCAAGTTCACTCCCAGAGTCTATGCAGTGAGATAAAACACTTATCGCTTCGCTAATATCTGCTTGTGGTGCTAATGCCATGAAACTCCCTCGCTTATACCAGGCAGACATTATCATCGCTAGGGATAGGCTACAAGCTGGTGATTTGATCACCTATACACCAGCAAGCAACATCACATGTCACTGTTGAGTTAATTCCCGCCATTGGTTCAGCGTGGCCACCTGGCCGGCGCAGATTGATAAGGCTGTTTGAAGCGCCAGCGCGTGGCTGCCGATATCCCCCCAGGTATCACCCTGCAATTTTGGTTGTTCGCAGGGGGTGAACACCGATTCAGGGGGAAACAGCACGAGCGGCGCCGGCGGCGGCGGTGTCCGTTCCGCGCAGGAGGCCAAGAACAGCACCAGGAGCAGTGCGGCGGGCGCACTCGTCATTTTTAATGGCATCCTGATATTTCCTCTGGTGGTTTTCGCCCTGCTGGCGCAGCTGCTGCTCTCTCCGTTGCTGTTCGGCCATCATTGCGCGATTACGGGCGTCATCCGCGCGCAGTGTGGTGATCAGTCCTGCCTGCTGCGCCAGCGTCTTTTTCTGCTCTGCAACCTGCTGGCGTGCCAGCTCCAACCGGTGCGACAACAGCGAGCTGTAACCAGCCAGGAAGATTGCCACCACCAGCAGGAGCAACATTCCCCCGCCAGCCAGTTTTGAGAGCCAGCCGCTCATGCCAGTGCCTGGCGCGCACGCTCAAATCGTTCTTTGCGGTCTGCCAGCCCGTTATTGCCGCCGTTGATTAGCAGCGTCACCCGTTCGACGTCGCCGGCGTACTGGCCACAATTCCGCGATTTCCAGAACCAGCCGGCGGAGCGCATCGCGTACTCGTCTTTTTCCAGCAGGTCAGGCACCAACAGCAAATCGGTTTTGATGCCGGAGCTGCAGGCGCGATAATTGTCGGCGCCGGTGATCTGGATCAGGC